ATATCAACAACACCTGTTAGTGGCATAATTAGGATATTTGCAGTTATGATGGATTGTTCCGACACAGGGTCATTAGCACCTGTTGATGTCGATAGAGACACATTAGCATAATACAAAACATATGAGGGGGCTGGTTGAACTGGCCCCTTCACTTTATTTTTTTGTGAAAGACTATATACATGGCAGAAACTTTTCTTACTTTAACAAACAAAGTTCTAGCAAGGTTAAATGAAGTTGAACTAACGTCTTCTACATTTACATCCGCTAGAGGAATACAGACCCAAGTAAAAAATGCAGTAAATGAATCTGTTCGCTATATAAATCAAAGAGAATTTAATTACCCTTTTAACCACGCTACTGAAAGTAAGACACTAACAGCAGGTGTTGTACGTTATTCATTACCTTCTACAACTAAAGTTGTTGATTATAACACATTTAGAATAGTAGCAGATGAATCACTAGGTAACAGCGGTGGTAAACTGGTCATCCTTGACTACAATGATTATATTAATAAACATGTAGATCAAGAAGATCTTATTATATCTACAACCTTAAATGGCTCTCATTCAAATTCCGTCACTACTCTCACTCTTACCTCAACTACTGGTTTAGATAGTGCAGGTAAGTTACACATAGGAAACGAAGAAGTAACGTATACTGCTATTAGCGGTAATGATGTTACTGGAGTTAGCCGTGGGGCTAACAGTACAACCGCTGCTGCTCATAGTAGTGGTGTAGTTGTAACACAGTTCGATGATGGAGGTGTACCCACACATGTGGTACGAACCTTAGACAATAACTATTTATTGTTCCCATACCCCACTAAATCCTTTGTAATAAAATTTGATTACTTTACATTCCCTTCCGATATGACTGCTCATGGGGATACTACAACTGTGCCTGATCGTTTTGCAGCAGTCATTATTGACGGGGCTAGTGCTTTTGTGTATCAGTATCGAGGAGAGGTACAACAATACGGAATAAACTTTACTAGGTTTGAACAAGGCATAAAAAATATGCAAACTCTGTTAGTAAATAAGTATGAGTATATAAGATCTACGTATATGCCAAACAACTCAAGGGGTGGCTTTAGTTCCTCCCTCAGAGTTAATTAATGCCAGATAATTCGCAAACTAATCCTGCAGCATTTAATTGTGAGGGCGGTTTAGTCTTAAACAAGTCTACCTTTTTAATGCAACCAGGGGAAGCATTAGAACTAAGAAACTTTGAGCCAGATATTCAAGGTGGCTATAGAAGAATAAATGGTTTTTCTAAATACGTAAATGCAGTTGTTCCTCAGACTTCTTCTTCAACAGAAAAAGTTTTAATGGTTGCTTCTTTTGCGGATGTTGTATTAGCAGCTAGAGGGACAAGTATATATAGTGCAGTTCCTGGTAGTTCTTCCTGGACATCAAGAGACTCAGGTAGAACTAGTGCAGGTAAGTATACATTTGAAAGATTTAACTTTGATGGCACAGATAAGATTGTTGTTGTTGATGGGGTCAATGCTCCTACAGTATTTAACTCATCATTAGCTGCTACAGATGCTAGTACTGCTAGTGTTGTAGGATCTAAGTTTGTTGCGTCATTTAAGAACCATATGTTTTACGCAGGTAAGTCAACAACTAAACAAGAAGTAGTTTTTAGTGTTCCGTTTGATGAGGATGACTTTACATCTGGTGATGGTGCAGGTAGTTTTAAAGTTGATGACACGGTAGTAGGACTTAAAGTTTTCCGTGATGATTTATTTGTATTTTGTGAAACACGTATATTTAAACTGTCAGGAACATCTAGTTCTAACTTTGCTGTTGTGCCTGTTACACGTAACATTGGTTGCATTAACGGAGATACAATACAAGAATTTGCTGGTGACTTAATCTTCTTAGGTCCAGATGGCTTACGTACTATTGCTGGTACTGCAAGAATTGGTGACGTTGAGCTAGGTACAATTAGTTCTAATGTACAATCTATTTTTAATGATAATCTATCTAGTGCATCAGAGTTTGACTCTACTGTAATACCTGACAAAACACAATATAGAATTTTTTTTACTAAAAGTACTGTAGGTGAAGTTCAATCTAAAGGTGTTATCTGTGTAATGAAAGGACAAAACTTTGAGTTTTCTGAGCTTAGAGGAATACGACCTGCATGTACAGATAGTTTTGTAGATGAAGGAAATGTAATAGTTCTTCACGGAGCATATACATCTGGTTATATATACAGGCAAGAATCTGGTAATACTTTTGATGGTGAAATTATACTAGGTCGTTACAGAAGTCCTGACTTAACATTTGAAGATCCCGGAATACGAAAACATATGCAGAGGGTTATACTAAACTACAAACCTGAAGCAGCAATAGATGCAGATTTATTATTACGATACGACTACGAAGACCCTGACTCAGCTAGACCTGCAGCATATCCGTTAGACTCATCTGAAGTTGTTGCTATTTATGGTACATCTACTTATGGTGTGCCTATTTATGCAGGAGCTTCTCAACCTTTAGTTAGACAACCAGTAGAAGGTTCAGGGTTTGCGGTAGCATTAAAAGTACAAGATGGTGGGCAGACTGCCCCTTACTCTTTAAAAGGGTTTCAGTTAGAGTATCAATTAGGAGCAAGACGATAAATGGGTGACACATACACAAGACAGTCTACGTATACTGACGGAGATGTCATAACAGCCGCACACACTAATGACGAGTTTAATCAACTACTAGCAGCGTTTGCTTCTAGTTCAGGTCACTCACATGATGGCACTGCAGGTGAAGGTGGTATAATAGCTAATCTGCTTAGTAACGCTATTACTATTGGTACAGGTGCAGACACAGATATAGCAATTACATTTAATGCTAACACATCAGATGGTGTACTAACGTGGAAAGAAGACGAGGATTACTTTGAGTTCTCTGATGACATACTTATTGCTTCTACTGAAAAGATACAATTCCGTGATACAGCTATTCATATTAGTTCTGGGGCAGACGGACATCTTGACCTTGTAGCTGATACAGAAATACATATTGCTGCTACTACTATTAACATGGACGGTGTTGCTGACATCTCAAGTAACTTAGCTGTAGGTGGTAATCTTACAGTTGCAGGTAACGCTACAGTTTCAGGTACAACAACCTTTAACGGTGGCACACTTACACTAGGCGACAGTGCATCTGACAATGTAGTCTTTGGTGCTGACGTTGACTCAAACATTATACCTGACGATGATGGCACATACGACTTAGGTAGTGCAAGTCAAGAGTGGCGTGACATATACATAGATGGCACAGCTCACATTGATACACTTGATGTTGACGTTAATGCTACAGTAGCAGGTACGTTAGGTGTTACAGGAGCTATAACAGGTTCAAGTACAGTACAAGGTACTACAGTAACTGCTACTACAGCATTTGTACCCGGCACATCAGATGGTGCTACATTAGGTACGACTTCTCTAGAGTTTGGTGATTTATTCTTAGCTGATGGCAGTGTAATAAGTTTAGGTGCAGACCAAGATGTCACCTTGACACACGTACATAATGATGGCATACTGTTAAATAGCAGTAAGCAGTTACAGTTTGGTGATAGCGGTACATTCATACATCAATCAGCAGACGGTGTACTTGACTTAGTATCTGACACAGAGATTGAAATAAATGCTACATCAATAGATATAAACGGTGCAGTAGATATGTCTTCTACACTTGCAGTTGCAGGTGTCTTAACAGGAGCATCACTAGACATTAGTGGTAACGTAGATGTAGACGGCACTACAAACTTAGACATAGTTGACATTGATGGCGCAGTTAATATTGCTGCTGATACAACTATTGCCTCTACAAACAAAATAATCTTTAACGATGCTAGTCAGTTTATTCACGCACCTAGTGCAACTGTTTTAGATTTAGCTGCAACAGATGAGATTGAGCTTACCGCTACGTTAGTTGATGTTGTAGGTAACTTTACCAACTCAGGTACAATTGTATCTACAGGTAAAATTACAGCAGATGCTGGCATAGACATTGATAACTTTAATATTGACGGTACTACAATTGCTTTAAGCTCTGGCAGCATGACAATAGATGCCGCAAGTAACATTACTCTTGACGCAGATGGCGGTACAATTACATTTGCTGATGATGGTGCATCACTAGGAACTATTACATCTAGTGGTTACTCAGGTACAGCAGCAGTTGCTACAACAGCCGTTGTTACTGATAGCACAGCTAACACAAGTTTCCCTGTAGTCTTTAACAATGAATCAAACGGACTGTTAGATGATACATCAGCATTTGTGTACAATCCTAGTTCAGGAACACTGTCTGTAGCTAATCTAGTTATAAGTGGCGACACAACAACTAACTCTAGTACTAATCTTACAATTGCTGATCCTCTAGTTAAGTATGGGCAGGGTAGTACAGGTACTTCAGTTGACCAAGGATTTATTGTTACTCGTGGAGATGGTTCAAGTAGTAACACTGCAAACAGAGGTTTTATCTGGGATGAGTCTGCAGATGAGTTTGCTACTATTGCAGCTAACACAGAAGCAGGAACTACTGCAGGTAACGTAACTATAAATGACTACGCACCTTTACACGTAGGAGCAATAACAGCAGATGATGCGTCTACGTTCTCAGGTGAGATTGCTGCAGCATCTCTTGACATCTCAGGCAATATAGATGTAGATGGTACAAGTAATCTTGACATTGTAGACATTGACGGTGCTGTTGATATGGCAACTACACTTTCAGTTACAGGTAACGTAACGCTAGGCGCACAACTTATTATGCCTGATGTTACATCTACTAAGATACTAGTAGCTGATGGCACTAGTTATCAAGAAGTAGCTGTAAGTGGTGACGTTACAATAGCTAACACAGGGGCTGTAACTATAGCTGCAAATGCAGTAGAAGGCTCTATGTTAAATAATAATACAATCTCAGGACAGACTGCATTAACTTCTGGTCTTGCTACGGATGATGAACTACTAGTAAGTGATGGTGGCACACTTAAACGCATGGATATAAGTGTGTTAACAACATTAACAGATGATAATGCTACAGCATTAGCAATTGCATTAGGATAATAGAGGAAAAATAATATGGCGAATACGTTTAAGGTTATAAATTTTGCAGCAGAGCCAGCAAGTAGTGGAACTCCTTATGTAGTTTATACTGCAGCTAGTGGTACGACTACGGTTGTTCTGGGTTTAATTTTAGCTAACATACATACGACAGAAGTTACATCAACTGTAAGACTTGTAAGTGATACAGCAAACAGAGCAGTAGCTAACAATGCTGCAAATGGTACAAGTATTATTGTAAAAGATGCACCGTTGCCTGTTGGGTCATCACTAGAATTGATGGCAGGTAACAAGGTTGTACTAGAAACAACAGATGAAATTACCATAGATTGTAGTGTAGCTGATAAAATATCTGGTACATTGAGTATAATGGAGATTACATAACATGCCTTATATTGGTCAGGGAGCATCCTCAAGATACGTTACACGGAATGCAGTACAGCAGTTTAATGGTGATGGCAGCACAACAGCCTTTACACTAAACCAAACTGTAACCGCTGACCAAGATATACTTGTATCTGTAGACGGTGTTATACAAGATAACTCAGCATATACAGTTTCAAACGGCACAACAATGACGTTCAGTCCTGCACCCTCAAGTGGTACAGCTAACATCTTTGTAAACTTTATGGGTCTAAGTACAGCTACAGTGACACCACCTGCAGCTAACAAAGGTACGTTTAGTGGTGGCAGTATATTTAGAACTAACGTGCAGTCTCTTACGACTAGTGTTAGTATATCAGCTACAGAGAACGCCAACTGCACAGGGCCACTTGAAGTTGCATCAGGTGTAACTCTAACAGTCGCATCAGGCGGCAGATTGACGGTGTTATAAAATGAGTACAATTAAAGTAGACACACTACAAACTAGATCAGGTAACACAGCAGCAGTTACAGGATCAGGCTTTGTAGCAACAGATCAGATAAGAGGTAACACAGCAGCTAACTCTGTAACTGTAGTAGCTGAAGGTGGTACTAATACTACAAACTTACAGCAAGGGTTGGCGAAGCATTGGACTGTTTTTAAAGGAACAGATACATTTGCTGCTATAGACAGTTTTAATCAAAGTGCTATTGCAGATGTTAGCACAGGATTACACAGGACTACTTTTACATCTAACTTTGATAGTATAAATTATGCTGTTACTGGTAGTATTATTGGCTCTACATCAGGTGGTCATTACGCATGGGTAGCTTCAGATGGTGGTAT